TCTAAGTTGTAACTTTGCGCCAGGTAAAATTTCAAATTTTTGATTTTGTTCATTGAAATATGTGAACTGTTTGGACATTTGTACAATCTGATTTTGTAATTCTTGTGGATTGTTCTGTCCTAAATCCATCAACTTAAGTGGGTCCAATAAGTCTCCTGTTGCAACTCCGAGTCTTTGTAAAGACGATGCCAATCCCACGGCCTTTTCAGGGTCAAACATGTCATCGGCGAGTGAAAACATTTTTTGCATATCAACTCCAACAACCGCGGCTTGAGCGGCCATTCTTGTCAATCCTTCAACACCGTTAGCAAAGTTGAATGTGTTTAATTTACCTAAATTTGTCACAACTGACGATGTAACGGCCTCAGAATTCACACCCAATGCTCTTGAGGTATCAATTACTTTTTGTATAGTTTTTGGTATTCCCTCTAAGGCATATCCTTGACTTTTAAAAGCTGTAAGTAGTTTTGACGCTTCGACACCCGAAGCCTGTTGTGCAGAAACTATGCCGGCTAACTCCTTGGAGGATGCAATGTAAGCTCGACCGGTCGCATCCATCAAGTTTTTATTGACATCGGCGGCCATCTGCATACCTTCTTCTAAACTACTCACTTTATCTGTGAGTAGTAACATTTTTTGACCCGCGTCGACAAAATTTGTGGTTATTGTTGCCGCTAAAGCACCAGAGCCCGCAAGCGCAGTATTCAATTTAATTGCAGCATCGTTCGCAGATGATATAGTAGTTCCTACATCGAATGCTTTATCAGCGCTTTTTTTATACTTACTTACAACCTCATTCTTAACTTTTTTCGCATAAGGCGTATTCTCATTTTCGTTTTCAGAACCATCTCCGTTGGACATCATAGTTTACCTTTTATTTTTATAAATACTATGATTGATTATTTTTAGGGGCACTTTCCTCTATTAACTTATTGATTAAGTATTTTCTCAAATAAGTTGGTAAAATTAAAAAATCTGAATAGGAAATATTTAGATGTTTCGAACAGTAATAATATTCATCGGAAATAGATTTCCTATAATCAATAGAAAGGCCGAAAAAACTCAACCCCAAACGCGATATCAACAATCACTTTTTCTCCTGATGGGGCGGTTACTTCTTTTTGTAAATCTAATCTTGGTTCATTTTCATTCAAAAAATTTCTAATAAATTTTGAATCCATAATTGGCATAGTTTCGATAAACTTTGCAATCATACCTTTATCGGTGTCACCGTCAATTGAAACAATCTGTTTGTTGAGTCTCCAAGTTACTTTTGGAGCAACTCGATTAGAAGGGTATGATTCAATCATTCTTTCAATTTCTAAACTATCTCCCAATGATAATGGTTTAATTTTTACTTCATTACCAGATTTAGGTAATCTGACTACAAATAAACCGTCTTCATTAGGTTTGACATCAGTTTTTTTAATGTTTAATTCATCCAACAAAATTGTTACGTTGAATCTTTTTTGTGTTTGTGGGTCAGTAAGTGTTATATCATAATTTGTACCAAATGCGGTATTTCTTAAAAAAATTAATATGGCTTCAACATCACCTGTTAGTAGTTCCTCAGGTCTCAAATCCGTTTCATAGATTTTACTCCTCATTAGTTGTAATACAACACCTTCCTTGTTGTTTGTCGTCGCATTCAAAAGAATGTTTTCATCTGTGGCAGTCAAATAACCTACTTTGATAGATTTTTTTTTGTTTTTGTAAAAAATTCCACCTGTCGGTAGAGGTACCACATCATGTGGTAAACTAAAATTCATTTGACCATAAACTGAAATATCTTGTTCCATATACTTTTTTTATCACAAACATAATATCACATTGACATAAATAAACAAAAAAAATCCCATAACACAAAGTGCATGGGATTTTTTTAATATTTTTTTTATAAAAATTTTAGTAAACTAAGATACAACGGTCCATTCTCATCGAAGCTGAGATTGTTGCTAAACCATCCTGATTATATGCCAAACTATCAAAGTTAACATCATCTAAGAATGTTCCTTCTAATATCCATTTTTCTACAACAACACCAGTTGGGTCTAACATTTCCAAATCGACATTTTTCTTGTATCCAGCAGCATAACCCATACGGCCTGTAACAGATTCTGCACAAAGACGTACCCACTCCATCAAAGCTTGTGATGCTGAGGGTCCGATAGGGTCTCTAAATTTAACATTTAACTTACCCCATGTGAATCTTCCAGCAACGTAAGTTGAAGTATTCAAAAAAGGAATTTCGGTTGCGTTTATTGTTATATGTGGTCTCGCTGTCGATTCCACAAACCATTCGTTTATGCCCAAAGATGATGGAAATCTCAAGATGAACCTGTTTTGTCTTTTTGGTTCATACGGTATGGGCATTTTCATTAGTAAATCAGCCATTTTATTTAAGTTTTTTAAATTCTGTTTATTGTTTTATGATAAATATTATCAAATTTATTTTTTTTTTAATATTTTCTTTTTATTCCACCTGCGGTTGAATAGGTTTGTAGTATGTTATCTGGTTCATCTTCGAAATGTTTTTTCATAGTTTCAACATTTCTTATGTCATCATCGGAAAAACCTAATGTTGGTTCAGGAATAAAATTGTTACTAACATCATTTTTAAAGAATGCTTTTTTTCCAATCGTACTTGAAACTTCTTTGATATACGATATGAACTCTTTCATTGCATTTATTTTACCCTCTTCTGGACTTGTTGCCGAACCTTCACCATACGAAACAGGATAAAATCTACATAAATCTAAATACTCATTCAGAATTTCCATTTTATCTTGGTTCCCTTCAAAACCTGCGATATCTCTATATTTTTCCAAATTTTTAACAAGTGACATAAATGATATACCATCTCTGTTCGATAAAATCAGATTGTAACAAGCCTCTCTTAATACGGTAGGAGTGTGTCCTCTTGCGGTGATTATTGCAAATATTGAGCCGTTATTTATAGCCTCTACAAAATCATTCCATGCTGGTCCCGTAGGTGCGGTCATTGAGTCTACAATAAATTTCCTATCACCCTCAACTCCAAAGTTCCTAAAAGCATTATCTCCGAAACCAACGATTGTATCCCCCTCATACTGAAAATCTTCTTTACCTATCATACTTCTGTAATGTGCAAAATCCTCAGTTGACATTCCGACTTCTTCGCCATCATCGTTTTTCAAGATAATTTTTGTTGGCATGTTCATAATGTTATCATCCCAATCAAAAGCATAATACTTCATATCGGGAGTTCCAGCCGCCGTAATCCCTTCGGACACGGAGACTGGTTTTTTATATATCCCTTTTCTAATCATTTTGACAATTTTTGAATTAACCTCTCTAATTGAGCCTCACTTACTACTATTTTTTTTGGTTTGGTCTCTTTTATTTGAGTTGTCGTTTTTTTATTTTTATTATCCATACGTTAGATGTTTTCGAATGAAGCGCCTGTCGGAGTTATGTAGAATGTAATATCTATAAATTCTAACGCTCTTGTAGGTTTAATATAAATCGAACCAACAAGTCTGTTATTATCCAAGTCTTCAGGTGTATTTCTAACAGTTACTCTGAAATCATAAAGACCTCTATCTCTTCTGATTGAATCCAATATAGGATTAACGGCATCCAAGAATTGTTGTCTTACTATATCGTCGTTTTGTTCGAACAGTAATCTCACGGAAACCGCAGAAATCAACTTACGTGCTTGTAATAACAATCTTCTTACGTTAATTCTATCAAGTGCCGACTGTGCGATTTGTAAAGTTTTATTACCCCAAATTACAGTTCCAACATCAGAGAAAGTTGCGATTGGATTAATTCTTCCTTCGTAAAGAACGTCTCTGTCTTCTTGAGAAAGTTTTCTTCTTGCTTTAACACCATTAACAAGACCTCTTGTATAACCCGCAGTTGCGAACCAAGGGAATGCGATGTTGTCAGTAAGTGCTAAGTTTCTTGTTACTTCCGCAGTTGGTGGAATGTAAAGTTGTGTATTATTAACAGTATCTCTCGTTAAAATCCAAGGATAGTATGTAGCAGTATAATTAGAGTCAATACCAGTATCATTTAGATTATCAACCGCCGATTGTGGGAAAATAGCGTCTTCCGAACTCGAGGAAGTTGCCACAAACATGTTAAAGTCAGGTGTTGTAGTAATGTAAATAGAATCCGCTCTGTCAATTTCTGCAATATTAATTGCCTCATTAACAAGTAACAAATTGTTTACATAATCAATACCAGGTGTTACAAATACGTTGATGTTAACCGCTTCAGGATTTGCCATAGTTCTCATACCTAACAAATAAGCATAGTAGTCAGAACTTGCAAAATCTACTGTGTTTTGGTCTACAGTGATTGGTTTAAACATACCAGCACCTGTCGCATTTGGATATCTCAATGATGGACACGCACCCCTTTTATAACCCGTACCACCAAGTATAAATCTATCGGTATTAGTTCTTGATTCACGGTATATATCCCATCCGTCAAATCCACCCGCAGGTGCTACTGTGAATTTTCTAGCAAATGTTCTAAAATATGGATTTTCTTGGTCGGTTGGTTCGGATTGGAATGTTCCATCACCTACGTAGAATTCAGGTGTTCCGCTTGTTACGTAGTTTGAAGAAATTGTAATAGCACTTGCCATAATATCCATATGGAAACCTCTAGTCTTGTAATTCCAAGTTGGGAAATCTTCAACAGTACAAAGTGAACCATCGTTTTGACCTCCTTTGTAATCAAGGAAAGTCGTGTCAATACCTACTTTATCAGAGACACCCAAAAATGTTCTTCTTACATTATCCCCGTTGGATGTTAATGAATAACCAGCACCTACAGGGGTGTTGAAAGGTGGTTCAAATATTGTTTCTCCAGGAATGTTGTATTTTGTTTTATAAATTAAGAATGGAGACTTTGTGTACGTTGTACCACTATACTCTCTTGTTGTGTATCCTTCGAAACCACAAGGTAGAGCATCGGTTGGAGCATCGAGATTAACCTCAATCATCACAAATTTTGATATCAGAGCATATTCCCCATCCGAAGAACCAATTCTCTTAGCGATAAAATTATTTAAATTAGGGTTCATAGAACACTGTGAATATTTTTCTATCACCACTGGGTTTTGGTCAGTATCGTAAAAATCTCTAACTAATACATCGAAAGTGTTATTAACATAAGACATATTTGCAAATGAAACTTTAACTTCTCTATTAGCTGAATTACCATCTGAAATGGTATACAACTTAAATAGTCTGTAAACAGTATTACCTCGTACTTCTGAAACTATCCAAGGTGTTTCAGGTGTTTGATACTTTTCTAAGTAATTTCCTATCGAAATAGTTGATAAACTTCTAGCGGAATTTAATTCTATCAAATCACAACTTAGTCCTCTGATATAACCTTTATTATATGAATGGTAAAGTAAGTTTGAGTATTCTTCTTCTACAAATAAAGGAACTTCAGATTTTGGTTTGTCAAAGTTACTCACACCAAATACTTTAGATAAGTTATTTGTTGCTGAGGTACTTAAAGAAGTTTCAAAATCAAAAGTTGAGTTGTTTCTAGTCAATCCCGATATTTTAAATGTTGAAAATGGATTTGCGGTTACTGCTGAGTAATTTCCTGTACAAACCATTGACACCTGAGAAAGTCCAGTAACTTCATAAACAGGACCATTATCACCTACATATGTTGCCAAACCTCTTGACCTCAATGTTGCTACAATTAAATTGTCATAACTAGTAAATGAAGTACCTGTGAAGTATTGTATGTTGAAGTCGATTGTACCAGCAAAATAAGATATGTAATCTCCTATTGCTTGTGCTGGTGTTTGGTTGACGTAAATAGAATATCCGTTGTAAGACCCATTAGTATTAGAGAAGTTTGCATAATACCAAGTGTCATTTTCTGAACTACTTAAAGTATTTGCAGAAAGTGAAATTGCATCAACACTGAAAACATTAGTTTCTGCAGTAAAAGATGAAAGTGTGTTGTATGTAGCACTAGGTATTGACCCCCAATAACTGATGTAATCCAAATCCACCGCAGAACCAGCTCCATTGTCTATCTCATATTGAATGAGATTTTGTAAAAAGTCTGTTATATCTTGTCTCAAAGTAGATGTCGAACCATCAGCCTTTGTGTACACAACATCCAAATTGTTGTCAATTTCAGCAATACCTGTGTTATCCCATTGGTATGTGAAGTCAGCTGCCTCTGTTAAATTAAGAGTGTCCCCTACAGCACTGAAAACTACCGCAGGTTGATTGTTAGTGGAAGTAGCCCCAATTGTTGCAGGGTCAACGTTTGCGATGGTTTTGATTGACCATGATGGTCCCGCATCATATCCTGAAAGACCAAGGACTCTTGATACGAATAATTGATTTGATTGTTGTAAATATGCTTTAGCGATATAACTCGCCTCATATTTAGGAATTTGTGTGTTCACAAATTTTTCTGGAGATGTACCCCCAAAGATTGTTTCGAATTCATCGTAGTTTGCCACAAAAATCGGTTCAAACGCCGGTCCTTTCAGTGTCTCACCTACAATTCCCAACGTTGTTACACCAACGCTTGATGCTACGAAACTTAAATCAACCTCTGATGTGTAAACCCCAGGAGAAACGAAAACTTTAGTGTTTGCCATTTTTTTAAGTTTTTTATTAGATTTATTATTTTCTCAATAAATATTAGTTCAAAAACCAAAAACTTTACTTGTTTCAAAATATTTATAAATTAGGTAGATTATTTTCTGCCTTTATTATCTTATGGATTCTAACAATGCAGACGTAAAAAATTTGAAGATTTCAAAGGAGGTTCATGATATTTTGAAGAAATATTGCGATAAACGAGGGATAAAAATTTATCGTTTTTTGGAGAGTATTATTCGTGAAAAGTGTGAAGACAAAAAAGACGTGTATGGTGAGAAATAAATAATAAATATGAATTCAATTAAATACATATTCTTATTTTGTATCACTTTAATTAGCCTCAATATTTTTGGTCAGGGTTCTAATACTTGTTTAGGAGCCGCCGCCAATCAAGTCACTTTACCTTTTTTCACAAACAACCAATCAACCTGTGGTGATTTGAATGATTATTCGGGTTTAAATGCATGTGCAACAACAACAAGTGGTAATTATTATGGTGGTCAAGACTGGTTATATAGTTTTACACCCTTACAGGATGGTCTAATTACAATTACATTAAATGATATAATACCAGCAAATAACGCATTTCCATCTTTATCTCTTTTAACATCTTGTCCTGGAACCGCGGGGGCTTGTTTGGGATTTGTATTATGTAACCAAAATCAAGGTGGTGGTACATTGGTAAGACAAGTTCAGGAGGGTCAAACATACTATGTGTTAGTAGATGGTTTTACTTGGTCCAACTTTTTTGCTAATTGTTTTCAA